TTACTGATAAGAAAGAATTTGCTCCATTTCGATATCGCCTAACGCAGCAGGCCAGTAGATGATTTTCCTGATATGCCCGTTGAAATAGTTGTTCGCATCCATGTTTGAGCGACCAATGCACAGACGTGAAAGCGCCGGCGGGAAAGCAGTCACCGAACGGGAATACCAGTTATAGCCATCAAAAAGTCGTGTCGTTAAGGCTGCACCATCAAAATTAAAGATGCAGGACTGCTCACTATCGCGAACCGCCGCCATACCCGGAATCTCAAGGTTTTGCGCTGTGCCTGAGGAATCCGGAATTACCCCCACTGCAGCCCCCTGAGGCGTCCCCACGGCGGTTCCCGACGCTGGCGGCCGGTATGCGAAACGGATATGTGCACCTGAGGCGCTGTTGTCCAGAACGACAGCACAGGCCAGAGAGTTATATTTCCCACTTAACGACTGCAGGCTATGGGGATGAACCACTGAAACCAACACCGTTGCAGCGGCAGATGTGATAAAGGCCGTGGTTGACGGCGTCGTGCACACCTCACTCGCACGCATCACTTCTGTTCCTGCAGTCGGAATATAAGATGAATAACCATCCCGACGCTCAGCCTGCGCCCCCCACACCCAGAGTGATTTAGGTGTGGAAGGAAGGTATGACGGAACCGCTGTCGCGCTGGAATCATCATTTACCAGGGCGACAGTAAATAAAGGCGATGCTGCCGAAGCCGGTGTAATGGTTATTGACAGGCGGTACCAGCCATTACGATAAGGCTCCATTGTGACCTGGAGCATGCCGACGGTTGCAGAACCCGGAGAGACTTTGCCAATCTTGCCGTTTTTAAGGTCAAAGTTAGCGAATGCGGTTGCTGCCAGGGCACCCTGTGCCGCAAGCTGAATAACCCCCGCCGTATTTGCCTTCGCGAAAATACTGAAAGTATAAGGCGATCCTACCACCGCATCGCTGGTCGTCGCAGCCAGTAACGTTCTTACTGTCGATGTCCCGTTTGCGGTCTCGGCAAGTCGGGTTGCCGTGGTATTCCCGTCAGGCGCCGTACTGTCACCCGGTGTTACCGTCAGCCCTCCGGATGACCAGGTGGCAGACTGTGAAAAATCCTGTGACCACGCCAGGCGGTTTGTGCTCGAATATTCAGTTCTTAATCCAAGACACTCCAGAGATAACGGATGATATTCTATGGCAGGTTCATTTGCCTGGAGGTATTCGATAAGGCCGGACGAGCCAACGTAGCTTCTTACACTGGCACATGTGAATGACAGAATATCTGTCAGGGCTGCAGAACGGATGACGTTACCGCTGGCATGCTTTATGACGTACCGACCGGTGGAGAAATCAGCGAATAAATTAGCGCCATCCGGTAGAGGGGCATTTACTGAAGGTAATTTAACATCACCTTTAAACTTCATATTACTTTGTACGATAGTCGCCATTATTATTCACCCGAGAAAAACAGTCCATCATTACGATTATTGGCAATCAGACAGTCACTGATAAAACCTGATTGTTTTGTTTGTTGACAGGTGCGCCCACTAAAATAACAACCTGATGATTTTTGAGAGCGCAGAGCCACGCTAGTATTCATAAACCGGAGTTTTATTTTCATGAATCAATTCCTGGGTTGCTAAGTGTGGTAACTCGGGTTTTATTCCCGGTCAGGTTCAGTTCGTTATGCACATTGCCTGCGCCGTGATTAAAGGAAATATCGACATCCTCCATATCCCCGCTGATGGATACGGGATATTGCTGCGTAGGGACATCCTTAAAATCGTAAAAGCTGTTCATCGCAAAACGACTTTTCTTCACGCTACGGATACTGTTAATTCCATTGCCGGGAGCCAGTCTTCCGTTATTCCAGAAACGACTGTTAGTGATATGCGCATTGACGACCGGCCCTGCCTCAAAGTTGACGCCATGACGTCCGTTATCACTGATATCGACATCAGATATCCTGAGACCTTTATTGGTTACTTCACTGGCATACCGGACATTTATACCGTCCTCACCATTTTCAGAGATGTGACCACCAGTAATCGCGTACTCTCCGATAATCTCGGCCGACTTCCCGGTATTAAAATACATACCGTGTTTTGCATTTCCCTTGATGATGAGATTATTTAATCTCCCACGAAAGCCCGCATTACCTCCATCATTAGTGCCAGGCTCGGCTACAAAACCGTACTGGTTTTCCCGAAGATTCAGATTTGATGCAATCAGCCCCTCGATACCACAATCTGCCAGTCCGGCATAATTTCCGTAGAACGTGCTGTCAGTCACGATGGCATCCTGCGATGTCCCGGTGCCACGCTGCGGCTCAAAGAAAATCCCAAAGTTTTTGTTATTTCGTCCAATAAGCTGGCTGGCAAAGAAAGGCTCACTACTGAGGAAGCTAGTTCCAATACCGAAGCCAGATGCACCAAGGGCTCCGACTGTAGCCAGTCGCCCGCAGTTTTCAGTCATACAGCGAAATATGGACGCTCTGTCATGCATATCCATCCCGAACCCCGTAGCGCCGGTGTTGCGGATAGTAATTCGGTCAAATACCGCGTTGCGGTAATACTGAAGGAAGATGCCTTTAATATCCGGGATATAGCCATTGACCGGATGGAGTTGCTGATTTTCGCCATCAATGGAAAAATCAAAGAACTGAATGTTCTCGAGGTAAATCTCCGGCGATGCTTCGGTTGGCTTCCCTCGGTACTGAAATGCAGGAAGGTAACCCATCGGTAAAAATATCGTTGCATCCTCACCCGCACCTAGCAGGGAGACCCCCGACCGTGGGATGACTGGCTGATAAAGCTCAAAATATCCTGGAGGATTGTAGAGAAAACCGCCGCCCTCTCCAGACAACCAGTCAAATCCGCGCTGAAGTCTGCGAGTAGAACTTTCCCTTGCCTCACCATGCCGCCCACATTCCCTCACGTCCAGAATCATGCGGCGCTTACGCATCTCGTCAACCCGTTTCTTTAAAGTGTCAAGCCGCTCCTGGACGCTGTCAGTCATGCCAGACAGCCTGAGGTGTCCGTACTCATCAACAGAGGCGTAGGCAGCGTTTTCTGCATCCGTCAGCCTGAGAATGGCCGGAGCCTTATTTGCCTGAAGTGTTTTCAGCCGGTCCCGGACAGAACCTGGCATCCCTGCCAGGTGCATATCTCCGAAATCATCCTGCACTGTGACAGTGGCATCATCGACATCGTTAAAAAAGGTCAGATTGTTATCCGATGAGACATTGATAAGCTTTTTCAGCGCATCAACATACTCCTGTGAGATCATCTTCCTTCCTGTTGACTGCAGAGTTCCGGCGACGTTCATATATTCAATGGCCAGCGCGTTGTCATCAGGACTGCGCACATAAGTAGTGCTGCCCTCCGGGATGTTCGCGATATCAGCCTGTGCTGCAGCCAGCGTCATGTACTGCTTACTCAGCGGAATGATGTTTTGCCGGACCTCATCATTTTTCGCCATCATCTGGCGCCAGGTATCGAGCGGTTCCCCGCCGCGGTCGTCAACCGTTCCAGCCGGACCGTTCACTAACCGATCGGCCCGCTTAACGTTATCTAAAAAGATTTCAGGCGTCGTCGTACCCAGCGGCGGATTCAGTTCATCTGCAGCCATGTTTTTTGCTCCAAAAAAGGCGTTCGCGCAAACGAGGGTTTGTGCGAAAAGAGTTAATAAGGGGTTTTTATGGGGTATTACGCGACGTCGCCGGGATATGTAGCATCGTCGTAGGCGTAGAATTCGTCACGATATTGCCGGGCAGTTACCTCGCATGTGCCGTCATCCTGCGGGGCAACTTCCGCCACTATGGCGTGATACACATCCTTCTCTGAACTGCAGAAGATCAGCCGCGGCGGTTCGATGATAGGATCATCAATCTGAATTCCTTCGAACTCAAGCTGATACGGCACTAAGACTTGATAGTCCCCCCCCGGAGAGGCTTCCAGCAGTCCAGAAGCAGTCCCGTCCTGGTACCTGATGTATACCCGTGGATTTGCGAATGACCAGTCTAAAGGCTCAGAAACACTAAACGTTGTCATCCCATCAGCTGTTGTCATCGCGTCGATGAGACACGAGATGGTGTTACTACCAGGAATATCATCAGTCAGTACAATGCGATCGCCAACGTTATAGCAAAGCGCGTCCATTTCCGTAGTGGTCTTGTGAACCAGTCTCTGCAGGCGGTATTTCATCAGCCGCCGCATGCCAATCTGATAAGCGCGATTCTGATCAAGGACGCCATCGAGGGTAAACGCCTCTGTTTTTACAGGGGTCGGATTATCCGGCGTCCGGCACTGTACAGTTTCCTCTGCCCATGTCGCGCCATTAATGTAGGTCACGTCAACGCCGTCATAATCATCGTCGTTAGGGGCACTGAAATCTGTCTGGAGTTCTTCTACCATTTCATGGGGGGTAATGGCCCCGGTCCATGGCTTAATTCCTTCCCTCCCGACGGACGCTAAACCTTGAGTATTCAGCAGGAAATACCCCTTTCCGGCATTCGCAATTTTCTGCAACATTTCCAGCGCTGATATACTGTCGCCTGTCGCAAAATCAAACGTTTCACCGTCGGGCGTCCACCAGGCGCTTTCGAGCGCGTCTATTGCCGCCGAGTCCATTTCAAGACCCAGCGATCGCCCAACATGATAAAGCGCGCCTGAAATGCTGCGGGATGTGCCGGAATCATAAATCCGGGTGGCTGCAACGTTTACACGTCGATCTGACTGCGCCGCAAGTTTTCCGCCTGTCTCGACCGTTGCCCCCATGAGGGTGACACCGGCATAAGAAGAAGGTCGCGCCAGTAGCCTCCCACGCAGCGCCTGCCAGTACATTGAATCGCGGGCATTATTACTACCCTGCTCATTACGCCGTCTGCATCTCACTTCAACAAGGCCCGGTACCGACAGCTCAAACCGCTCAGTAAAACCGAGTCCATTAACGTTTTGCAGAGCATAGACGCCTTGTTTACTCGTCCATCCGGCACCAGCACCATACACGCGGTACTGTATTTCCCACTCGCAATGCCTGATCCGCTTTTTGCCTTTGCTGTCAAACCCACAGATACCCGACGGAAACGAGAAATTTACCTCGAAGGCGTCAACCACTTCATTTTCCGGGCACACAAGAAAAGGTCCCAGCCAGGTATCGTTGTCGTTTATACCGGTAGCCTGGTAGTCGATCATCGTGCGCGGTGAAAAACCCGGCCAGGTAGGATCGATAACGCCGTCCACCAGCCGCTGAACCGTTGCGGTCGTGCCGTCTGCATCAGCAATACGGTATTCGTTATCACGGTGCGCCAGCGACAATCGCTGGGTACCCTCCGGGATGCCGGAGAAAGCAGCCCCCGTTGCGCTACCATAGGCCAGCGTGACATTAGCAGTAATCGCCGGACTCCCGCCGCTGGATGCAGTTCCGGAAGTAAACTCCGGGCTGTCGCCGAAAATAGATACGGGAAGAGAAGAAGAGGTGATGGAACCACCCAGCCAGGGGCTGGATATTTCAGCTATCCGCACGACCCCGCCATCATCCTGCGCCATGAGTCCAGAGCCAGTAAGCCCTTCGTTTATAGCAGCAAGAAGCCCTGACATATTCAGATAATCGGCAACAAGGGAGATGGTGAACGCTGTAGCGTGCCAGGTGATATCAAATGTCTGCCCCATAACGGAAAAATCATATGTTGTCGGTGCAGCACTGGCACGTAAACTGGCCGCTATACCGCCGGTTCCGGGAACTGCATCCTGTTTCGGTGTATAAGAAGCGATCACCAGATCATACTCTGAACCACCAATCGCCAGCGTAACGGTCATGCCAGAAACTGGATTGATTTCCGCCAGACTATCACCGGTCAGAACGCTATAACCTGATGATGTTGAAACAAGATAATTTGCCGGGGCAATGATAGTTACAATGGCTCCGGTCACCCACGATTCCGGCAAGGCATTACCATCATCGTCGTCGTCATTATCATCATCAAGTCCGTTGAAGGTCACCGTGGCGCCAGAAACTGCCATACTGTCGGCATTAATATCAACAGAATCGGGTGATGTCTGGGCCATATCCAGACCTGAACCGCTTGATGTCCCGCCAACCTCTGTGCTGTTGAACCAGTTTTCACTACGGCGATCGCCTGAGACATCCGCACCGGGAGAATAAACGTTATAAGAGAATGAATCGCCGAGGGCTGTGACTGGCGTGGCGCCTACGCGAATATCGCCATTTGTAAAAGCGAAATTCCCCATGCCCAGGCATAACATCATCTCTACGGTCATGCGGGTTGGATCGTCAGGGTGAAACCGGGTTACCGGCTGCACGACATAATCGGGATATATCCGTGAGCGACCAAGCACCTCACGAATAGGATCACCTAATTTTGCTTGATTGGCCTTTGCCGGATTGAGATCAAGGGACGTACCATTACTGGAGGAATACCCCCCTTTGTCCATTTGAGACATCATAACGATGGCGTAAATAGCTGATGCAGCAGCAACGGCCGCAGCGACCCAGGCGGCGATAACCGAACCCGACACGGCTTCACCAGGTATTGGATAAACCCTTACATCACTACCGGGATTAATTACACAGAACGGCCATTCCTGCGGAGGTATGGAGACGTTGTTGACCTCAAAGGCAACCCGTTGCCGCATATCCAGACGATAATTTTCTACATTTTCAGACATCCAGTCGTGAACTGTCATGACCCGATGCTGATGCGTTTCCAGCGGTTCGCCCGGTAAACGGGATGGGTATACACGAATAGTCACTGGTAATACTCCACTTTCAGATACTGCTTCTCAAAGCGCGTCAACGGCAGGATCGTCACGTTACGGCGGGGATTGCACTCCATCACATACAGCAGGCCGCCCAGCTCCACCACGACACCGAGATGACCGATTACTCCTCCCGTATAGCAGGCGGCCACCGCACCAGGGCAGGGAGCACATCGAACAACGTTTTGACGGAAGTTATTGCAAGCGGTATGCATTTCATCGCCCTCTTTTACCACGCCTTCAAAAGCGGGCCAGTTAGTGAGTCCGAGATCGCGGCGCACTTCATGAACAACCCCGTAGCAATCAAGCACAGGAAAAACCCGTCCGCCCATCTGCCAGCGGACAGCCAGATATTTATCAATATTCAGCATGGGATACCTATCGGGTGTAACGGAGACCAGGGAAATAAGGCAAAGTGAAGCGGTTGCGAGGCCAGGCATAATCAAGGACGTTTTTAAAGCCGGCTGTAATGTTAACGACTACCGGTTTCCAGGAACCGCCCTTAATCGGCATCACAGATGGCGGTTCAGCGGGTGACGAAAGATCAGTGGAAATATACTTCCGAAAAATTATGGTACCTTCCTTTAAGGTATCGGCGGCCTCACGTATAGCGGTAGAAACAACACCATCGATATTGCACAAAGAAAACTTCAGATCCTGTGTACCATCATCGTTCCTTGCCGGAAGAGAGAATGATATTGCGCAGGCAAAAAACTTCACCTCCGCACCATCCTCGGTCATAGCGGTTATGTCCTCATAACCTTCACACAAATAATACGACTGCTCACCCACATTAATCTGAAGTGTGCCAATAATGACTTCAGGACCGGATGACGCATACAGCCGGTTAATTACCGTCATGTCTAGGCCACTCCTTATTCAGTGCAATATCAAGGAGAGATTGCCCGGCCAGCCATTCTGGATAATATCCCCAACCGACAGGGGCAAGTGGTCGCTCCCTTAACTCAAGGGTTGCAGAATAACGCCACAGACCTGGTTTAATATAAGATGGTCCTTTATACACTCCATTAAACCGACATTTAAAAAACTTCAGTCCAACTGGAGTTTTACATTTCATGTAAAACCATGCCGCACCATCAGTTAAAACGTCTCTATACCACGCTTCAAATACTTGCGCATGCGCATCACTTTTAAATTGCCATACAACAGTATTATTAGTTGGTACTGATGTATATCTTCTACGCTGCCTGGCAAGCCCCCCCACTCTGTCGGTACGAACCATAGGATCAGTCGATTCAAATCCATAATTATCGTATGTCGGGACGGGTATATAATCATGTGGATAATAAATATCTGACATTATTTCATACGCCTCCCCGGATAGACGGCTTTAAGTGCACGACCGTAATTTTCACTTGGATTTTGTACCTGAGAAGTAAAGTACTGCTTAAGCCTTTTTTCGGACGCCCGCATTTGCTGGTTAACCATCTGCAAGGTGGTATCGTCAGGTTTACCTGTAAAGGTATTATGGAATTCAGCAACAACCGACCCGCTGCTTGTTATTCTTTGCTGGCGAACCTGGTCTAACGTGGCATCCAGTTTTGCAGATGTACCCGCTGTGGTTACTCGTTCACCCTTTTTCAATAACCAGGTTCCCGTTTCAGGGATTTTGTCGATACCATCGTGAGCCATACCAGCTAAAGCCGATGCTGAGATAGCAGCAACAAGCGGGGCGGTGACACCAGCAGCCGCTGCCAGTGCTGCGGGTGCCAGAGCTGGCCCCACTATTGGGATAGCGGCGGTAGATGCATATGCTGCAAGTTGGGCCTGAAGAGCTGTAGCCTGCGCATTAGCGATCATCGGAGCAGTTGCGGTTGCCTGAGTGGTCTTACTTACCAGGAGTTGAACACCCTGGTATACCAGCCACTGTGCGGCCAGTTGGGTCAATGTCTGAATAACTGTTTTGCCAAATCCTTCCACCATATTGCTCAGGGCATCGCCAGCATCTTCAGACTGAGTGGCAAGGTCATACAATCCCTGCTGAAGATTACTTGTTACTCCACTTAGCGCAGTATTGGTTGTATCTGCGGCGATCTGATTGTAATTGGTGGCCATGTCAGCATAGTTTTCCCATGACGACTGAACGCCAGCCAACCAATTATTGCGCATTTCATCCTGCGCAGCGTAATAGCCCTCCAGAGCATCCAGCTCCTTTTTATATCCCTCATCTTCTAGGCTTCCGCCCTGGTTTTTCCATCCCTGACGTAACTGTGCTCTTTCGAGATTACGTTGACTATCCCGATCACCCAGTCCGGCACTATTTGTCAGAGCCGCTGTTTTTTCCTGCATCTGAGTAACGTATTTTAACGAATTGTCCTGAAGCTTGTTTAAACGTTCCTGGGCGACGATCTGATCGCCGAGTTTTGCATTAACTTCAGCTTGGGCTAGGACTTTATCCTTGCTGGCAAGCAAAGACTGTTCATCTTTACTCAGCGCACGGGTTTTCGATGCCTCCTCCAGTACTGAGAAATCAGCTTCAAGTTTCCGAAGTTTTTTCCGCTCAGCACTGATTGTGTCGTTCAATTCCTTATGCTGCTGTAACACTTTTAACTCGGACATCAGCTGCAGGGTTTCAGCATTTGCCTGATCAGAAGAACGGTCACCAGCAAAAACTTTCACGCCTTTGGGTTTTGGTGTTTTTTTTACTGAAGCCTCGTATTCCTTTTTAGCTGCAGCCATGTTTATGGCGTAATCAGCCTGGAGGATATGCCCCTCTTTCAAGGCCTTATTTAATTCATTCTGCCGTGCGGTGTATTTTTCAAGGGCCGTCTGCGATTTAGCATAATTGGCCTGGGCCTGGGCCGCATATTTTTGCTTATCAGATTCAGCCTCTGCCTCCCTTTCTGCTGCCGCTACACTGGCTTTTGCAATTCCTGCCTGTTGCTGCGCCATATCCAGTGCCAGGCGGGCTGACTCACGATCATTCCAAAATTGAGCTCTGGCCTCATCGTTTACATAACGGTCATTTTTCCTTAGATTCCATATTTCATCAGCCCGTTTAAAAGCAGCCTCTGCCTTGCTGGCCATCTCATCTGCGGTATCAGGCCGCCCCAGATCAAGTGCAGCATCCCACATGGATTTAAATGCACGTTTTAATGAGTCGGCTGAGCGCTCAATCGTCCCCATATTATCGATGAGGGTCTGGGTTTGTGTATTAAAACCCTTCGTTGCAGCGTCGTTAGCCGCCTGCAATGCTGCAGCCTCGTCCCCAGAACGTTGTAGCTGAGCAACATAAGCGATCTGCTCCGATGTCACGTTGTGGAACTGTTGTGCCATCGCAATCAGTCCAGACGTCGGATCATTAGTCAGTTTTCCGAAGGCCTCCGCAACTTTTTCAACAGGGACACCAGAAGCCGTAGAAAATTTTGCAACCGCCTGGCTTAATTCATCAAAACGGGCTCCGGCACCAACACCCGCATTAATTAATGCCTTCAGTGAGTCACTGGTTTGATCAAAGGTAAGTCCGGCCTGCTGGCCCGATTTTGCCAGTACCAGCATTCTGTCGGTAGTCAGACCTGCATAATTGCCAGATAACGTCAGCGTTTTATTGAAATCAGAAAGTGTCGACGATCCTTTATAATAAATGTACCCCATTCCCGCACCAGCGGCGGTCAATGCGGTGATACCAAGCGCCAAAGGGGTTACTGAGCCAAGTAAGGCACGAAAGGTAGGAACCAGCCCACCAAACGAGTCTTTTACCTGACCACCTTGCTGAAGCATGATTAGCCAAGGACTCTGACCACCAGCTAACTGAGTGGCAACATCTGTGAACTGCGCAGGCAACATACGCATCGCATTTTTATATTGCCCGATTGAGATACCCGCGCGTTTAGCGGCACGCTCCTGACGTGAAAATGCCGCAGTAACCTGGGCTGAGCTGTCGTTTGCTGCCCTTCCTAACCCACTCAGTTGCTTATTAAGATGAGCAACTTCCTCATCAAACTTTGCGCTATCACCATCAATTTTAACGACCAGATCACCCACTGGCTGGGACATAGCGAACTCCTCCGGGAATGCTCTCGGCTATTGACATAAGCTGCTCGTCAGAAATGTCCTCGTTTTCTTCCCTATCTGTTGTAAGTAAACTAAAATCGAGGGCGGAAATACCGTGTTTGTCTGGATCGGTGAAAAGACTGATTGCGAGGTAGCTTAAATTAGCGAAATGGGAATCAAGAAGATCGTCGCTAAAGCAACGTTCCTGGTAATATTCAATCCATTCGAACCATTCCGAGGAAGACATTTCGGAAAGCATAGCGCGCCAGTCTGGTCGACCAAATTCTCTGGCTAAGCGCATAGCAAAGCGACGTGAGCGGGTCAGGACTTTTCCAGATCCGGTTCTTCCTCTTCTTTAATAGTTTCTTCAGTTTCATCAATAGCGGGAGTAACCATCCCCGAAAGCATCCGGACCATTATGGCTGCACTACCCAGTAATCCCGGTGGATATTTTCGCATGATTTCATGGAAAATATCTTTTCCCTCACGGTTCTCATCGTCTGCCTCGCTCAAGGATAAAGCGACAAGCATGGCCTGATCACGCATAGTCAACAAGGTGGCCAATTTAAAATTTTCTTCAGGAGTGCTTCCCTCAGGCGGTAAAGATTTCCGTTCTTCAACCATAAATTCAATATATTGCATTCGACTGTAAGCAGATAATTCAAACAGCAAAATGCTCTCACCACTGGGATTTAATGTGTCTTTTTTAAGATAAGTCATTATATTACCCTACGCGGTGCTAGGGCACCGCTGTCGAATATATTAAGGGTTAGTTGAAGAGTTATCTTCAGCCAGAGAAGGTTTACCTTTATTGGTAATTTGTGCACTGCGGGTAATAACTTCGTTCCGCGCAATGGTTTTACCCAGACTATTTACCCAACCGGTAAAAAGATCAACAGCGCCATTTGGATATTTAATTTTGTAGGATTTCTCATCGCCACTCATAAACCAGTCAACAAGATCCTGCTGACCAGACTCACCGGGTTTCCATGCGAGTGTAACGCTGGTTTGCCCGGCTGATTTAACCCCCTGAGCAGTGGAATCCCATTCAGGTGCCTCATCATCAATATAAGAATCATCGTATGATTCAGCAGTCAGTTCTCCAGGCGTAATCTCCTTAATTTGTGCTGTACGGGTCCAGCCGACATCGCTTAGGGGATCATCGAATGGGTCACCTGTTCCAGTGTAAATCCAGAAGGTTGTTCCGGCACCTTTGGTCGGTGTGGTAGGTGTTGGGATTGGCATAAGCTCCTCACATAATATAAGTTATGGAATATTGGAGATCGGCGGAGCCCCATGTTGTGGCTTCATCGTCTCGTTGATAGTCGTAACCGACAACGCTGATAGTTTCTACAAGACTGGTTAGTTCAGGAACATCTACCATCGCCGGATATATGCGGTTTTCCATCCATTTATCCAGCTCGCTGTCGGTGGCAGTGGCTTTAAGAAATACCTCAATGTGAAGGACAGCCTCCCACTCCTCCTCGTCAATACTGCTCCCCGTCGCCTTCGCATCAGTAAGATACACTGCGACCGCGGGCAACTCTTCTGGGGCCAGAAATGCTGGCCGGCCGTCATACCAGAAGGTTTTCCCGGAGTTGATTGACTTCAGTTTGTCCAGAACGGCTTTTCTGATTTGCGGGTGTATCATTTTGTCACCAGCCTTATCTGATTTTTAAGGGCCGCCATAAGCTCTTTTGGCATATCAGATGCCATGAGTTTCGGTAGCTCGTCTTTGAATGCAGTAGTCAGCGGTGTGACAAGTGGCACTTTCACAACTTCAACAGGGTAACGAGATTTGCCGGTTCGCCGCAGAACATGCCAACGCCCGTTATTGAGTTGCTGAACAAAAGCGCCAGGGAAGCTAAAATTCCCAACCTTCAGAACGCTTCCAGAACTACCGTTGTCGCGCTTACGTCGTGAAAGTTGCACCCGTACTGGCCCCAGCTTTATCGCAGGGAGGTTGCCGCGATTTACCCGGATGGTTGCTATCGGCTTTTTAGGGCTCGCCCGCTTAAGCTTTGATCGCTGCATAACCAGCTTCCGCTTAACCCTGGTTTCTTTCGCCACACGGGTTGAACTTCGGCTTATTGCCCTTCCAGCCACCCGGTTAATGGATTGGGATGTCGCCCGAGGAATGGCATTTTTACTGATATTGCTCAGGTTCTGCTTGAGCTCTTCCAGGCCTTTAATCGTCACCTATGACCTCCTCAATCCAGATCTGCGGCTTACCATTAAAGAGGAGCCAGCGGGTAACGGTGTAAACCTGACCTTTATAAATAACCTCATCTCCGCGCGCCGGATGATAGCCAGCGCTGAAGACAACCAAGTTAATCCCATCACCAGCGACTGGCCCCAGCTCAGGCAGCAGGTGACTTTCAACAGCAACATGCTCATCGCCATTGATAGTCGCCGCTCTGCCCAGCCTTTTCGCCGTCAGTTCATCCATCCTGCCAGCCATATTATCAAAGGCATTAGCCATTGATTTTGACTTCCAGGACGGTAACGCCTGCAGCAGCATCCTCCCAGGCAGTCCCGGCTAATACCGCATCGGTGTCATCCAACTGAACATTTCCAGCTTTGAGATATACCTTTTCCCCGGCGGTCACGGCATCAGCTGGCAGCTTAGATAAAAGAAAGACACCTTCAGCGAATCCGTCGCCTACATCACCCGGCTGAATATCGGTAATTGCAACCGCAACGATTCCGCCCAAAGCGACCGGTGTACCGCTAAGAATCTCGTCTGCACCAGAGTTTTTAAGAGGGATGGTTTTACCGTCTTGCACGTAATTTTTAGCCATAACGTCTCCTGTCAGCCCCGCAGGGCTGATTTCAGGTATAAAAAAAGCCCTTCCGGGCGTCGATTTTCAGAACTGTAATGATTACTGGCCGCTGGATTTCACCAGGCCGCGGTAATCAAGCGGCGCCACACCAGCATCGATACGAACTTTTGTAGCGATACCGTCAGTGGTAAACCCTTCCTGCTGATCAATGTAAGGAGTATCAACACCATTCAGATACGCCACTTCGATGGTGTCCGTCCCTTTTGCCGCCATCAGATACCAGGCTTTTGCGTCAGCTTCGTCAAGGCGGGCCTCTGCAATCACATCTGCAAAATTCTGGATCGGGTTAATAATCCCGGCGTTGATATCCGCCCCTTTTACGCTTGCTGATTTAATCGTCTGGTTAGCCAGTGTCTCCAGCGCGACCGGCACCAGCATAAATGCCGGGCGGATGTTCAGAGAGCGCTCACCCTCTTTCTGCAGGCGCATCAGTTTACGCGCATCGTCCAGACTGCTTACGGAAATAGCACCGGTGGACAGGTTCTTGTGGTCTGCGTAGAATAACGCCTTACCATCAGAGAGTTTGGGGTTTTTTGTCAGGATGGCATAAACCAGGTCACCGATAGTCGCCTTAGCGGCACGGCCCATTTTCATCGGTACATCTGTGAGCTGGTTCAGATCATCATTGATGATTGCCTGGCGAGTAATGGAAAAAATTTCTCCGTAGGTGGCAAGCGCGATGGTTTCACCTTTATCGCCGGTTGTCACATACTTATATTCAGCACCTTCGCGAACCTGCCGCAGAGACGGGAATCCGCCCATCCCCACACGATGCGCTGTCTTAAAGTCCGACAACTGGCCTTTCTTTGTCCACTGCTCAAAGGTTTCTGCAGCTTCGTCCCAGCCCTGCAAAATCGATTTGTTGGCGACATCAAGAAGGATGTTGCCAAAATCAGAGGTGCTGTGCGTCAGCGCCAGCCCTACCATCTGCATCGGGTTATAGCTGGATACGCCAATTCCCCGCTCAGTCAGGGCCATGCGGGCATATTCACGCAGGGTCATGCCGTTGTAGACATTGTCACGTTCCTGATTTTCAAATCCGGCACGCGCCATCAATGCCTGGCGAATACCATCGGCGACAAAATTACCGTTACCTGCATGAATATGCGCTGGCATGGTTTTCGCCGATGGTGAAGCATCTTTACCCAGCAGCGCCAGCAGTTTGTCTTTAGCCTGCTCGACAGAACAATCCATATCTGCTACACACTGCGCCTGCAGTTCGGCGTGTTTACCACCAAACATCGCAAAGAGGTTGTTAATACCATTAACGCGATCCTTTTGCTCAGCGATTACCTGAGCACGAATGGTGTTTTCGTCAATTACGGAAGGTTGGCTCACCACCGGCTGCTGCACTTGTGGTTGCTGGGGATCGCGTTGCGTGGTAGCTCGCGGCGGCGTTAACATGTTGCGAATATTTTTTGGCATCTTTTCGAAGTCCTCAATACGTTTAGACTGGATACAGGCCATAGCCTGAAGAGAGGGGGTGACCTGGTCGGCAAAACCCATAGCGACGCATTCTTTACCGTCCATCCATGTTTCATCTTCCAGCATCGCCGCTATTTCATCAGAGCTCTTACCCGTTTTCTCTGCATAAGCAGGGATCAGAACAGACTCAACCTTGTCCAGAAGCTCTGCGTAGTCACGCATATCGTTGGCATCACCACCAGCAAAGCCCCAGGGCTTATGGATCATCATCATGGTGTTTTCCGGCATGATGACCGGATTGCCCACCATAGCAATGACCGAGGCCATAGACGCGGCCAGACCGTCGATATGAACGGTAATTGACGCACCATGATGTTTAAGAGCATTAAAAATGGCGATGCCGTCAAAGACATCGCCACCAGGCGAATTGATATGAAGATTAATATGGGTCACATCACCAAGCGCCTTAAGGTCGTTAACAAACTGCCGGGCGGTCACGCCCCAGTAGCCGATCTCGTCGTAGATATAGATTTCTACCTGATTGTCGGCGCTGGCCTGCATACGAAACCACGAATTACTTCTTGCGCTGGCTTTCGGACGACGGGGCGTCCGGTTCTTTGACTTCGGCACTGGTGCCTCCTTTATCGTTTGCAGGATCGGTGTCATACACCAGTCCCAGTTCGCGGTTATCATCAACTTCAGCCTTGCGACGACGTTTCACATCATCCGGATTGCGTCCGCTAGCTCGAACCCAGTCAGATTCTGTCGCAGCACCACCTCGGATTTGCGCTTTCCAGGCATTAGCCTCTTTAACTGGGTCGATCCACGGCATGACCGGACCGGAATAAACTGCAGTGTAAAGCGACGCTATATCCAGCCCTCGTGGCAGCTGAATTTCGCCAGAAGCTACCGCCATTTTTAACCAGTTTCGGTACATTGGCCGGGTGATTGCGCCGATGAACCAGTCCTGAAGGATCAGATAACCATCTGTTGATTCGACCAATTCCTGACGCTGAGCGCTGTACGTTCCATCGTAGTTTCTGGCTGTACTGGAGAAGCTGAGACGAGCACCAGCAGCGACAGCGCGCAATTGCCCATTTCTGAATGTTTCAAGGTTAGGGTTTGGTCGGTCAGATTTGATCATCCCGATGTCTTCACCGGGCAGGAGATCATCATAGATAATGCCTGGCTCAATCATTACGTCACGATTATCTTTGCTGTTATCATCCGTAAAACTTTGCCCGTCCCCTTTTTTTATGTACATCCCCAGTGCAGCTGCAATGCGTGCGGCCGTTAACTCCGCATCCTCGTATTCTTTCAGCGCACTGAGGCGCATGAGAACACCAGAAAGGAGAGATGTCCCTCGGGTTTGATGAAGGCGGCGGGTAAATTTGAGATGAAGCATATTCCCGGCATCAATATCTTTCGTATCCAATTGACGGCCGGTAACAGGCAGACTTTTATAGACCAGGTACTTTTTCGGGCGTCCCCAGTTATCTACATAAACTCCCTGACAAAGTTGCTGGGACTCATTGTTGGTCATCGGCACAAAATCAGCCTCAAGCGCTTCAAGCCAGAAAGGTACGCCAGCAACTGGATCAAGTCCCTGCGCTGAGCCACTCACCATCTGAGCGAAAATTTCCCCGTCCCTGAGCCAACTCCTGAGCATCAACCGCTCAAGCATCGGGCGGGTAAACTGTCCCGTAACCTCAGGACTGACCGACCATTCGGCCCACTTCGTTCTGATTTGTTCCGCCAGTTTTTTTGCTATATTTCCGTTTTTCAGTACCGGGTGTGGCTCAACAATAATTCCTTTAGCTCCAACTACTCTTTCCTCGAGCTTATCGAATACACCAATAACCAGATCGTGGTTATTGTCCAACCAGCGAGCCTGTTCGCGAAGAGAAACCGCTCCCATCTGACTAAGCTGGTTAGCGGAACGATTTTCCCTGCGGGCCTTATGCGTACGAGTAGGCTTAACAGCTTCATATGCCTGAATCATCGCTCTCGAACGTAACCGCGCCGCTTTCCATCCAGGGGAAAAGACGCCAATCGCATCATCTAACAGGCTCATGGAAACCTCGCGAGTTTATAACCGGGTCGCCCGTGACGCTGAGCCAGCAGGGAAGCAAGACGGCGCTCCCATTCTTGCCGCCCTTTGCGGATTTCGGACAGGTTCTCCAGCGTCATCTGCTGCCCGTTGAATGTTATAGACTTTCCATCCAGAACAGCTATTTCCGCCTCGGTATAACGCTGGATAATGGATTCAATATCGGTTTGTTTCACACCCAGCCTCCTGATGATGTGGTCCAGGGATTGTTTTCAACGTCGGGCTTATTTGCCTTACGTTTTTTCCTGCTGTGGGTCGTTTTTGCTGGTAACGTGGATGACACTTCGCCAGTTTCCGGCGAGATTTCTTCGATCCACGTTGTCCGTTTCGCCCATTCAGGCGCATCCGGCCATTTGATCTTTTCGTACCCGTGTAATATGACCAGCGCATCGGCATAAACGAGCAGGTCGAAAGCTTCGTTCGGACCTCTGCCCGGTTTGCTCCATTTTCCATCGGGTGAACGCTCCTCATAGGTCAGCTCATCGTAAAACCAGCTACCGAGCCATTTAGGGAAATGCACATAGTTTGGGCCGGGTGATTCACGCCACAGGGCGTTATTAACCTGGTCTTTCAGTGCATCGGTTTGAAGAAGGTAAAGCGGCACATCGCCAGCAGCTTTTGCCCGGCGGGTTGATCTGTCAGTGTTATCAGGAAATGTGCGGGTAATCAGTTTTGAGCGTCGGATACTGTCGCCCTTAAAGAGGAAAATCTTTTTACCCAGTCCATCCCGTCGACATTTACGCCAGAACTTATAGGCGTTATCGGTGACACCATCCTCACCACCTGAATCGACAGCCATTGCCATGAGCCGCATGCGTTGTGAGGGATCACTCGATAAGGCCCAGGACTTTTCGAACACGTCAGATAGAAGTAAATCCCAGTCTTCCGGATAACTCGCCGGATCAATGGGGTAACACTCACCGTGCTCGTTCGCCCTCAATGACTGGCGGATGTTGTAGCGGTCGACAAGCCATCGCTCACCCTGCATTCCATAACCAGTGACCTGAACCACAAACCGACGAGACTTACCGCCCTGCACGTCGACTGTCGCCATGATAAATTCAACGCCGTCGGGTACTGAGCGTTTTGGTACTTCCTCAGCTCGCTGCTCCAGCAGTTCACTTTTACGTTGCTCCATACTGGCGCGGGGCAAATAGGGGCGCCCAAAGTCAGTGTTTACAACTGTTTTAAGCGTTTCTTCACTCTGGGTAGCTTCATACTCCTGCTCAGCAGTCAGGAATTTGTAAATCATCTGCGCCCAAGTCTGGTAAGCAGCTGCCGGACCTTCCATCCAGAACGACGCGATACGCGAGCGGCGAGGCTCACCATATCTGTTTCCGTCACGGTCGATTTTTTCCCCGTCGCGCAACCAGACAGAGCGAATGTTAAGTTCGCGTTTCATATCCGGCGTGATCTTACCTTTGCATGCCGGGCATTGCAGACAGGCAGATTCACTTGCCAGTACAGGATCTGGAGATTCGCGGTACCCCACCATGTTGGCAACTTCTGGTTGAAAATATTCACCACAATGCGGACACGGCCAATAAAGACGACGGCGATCACCACGATTGAAAAGAGACAGAACCCCTGTCGTCGGGGGCGCTTCATGCGCAGATGATGGACGCCATTTCGTGTCGCGGATGTCCCGGCCTGGCGAACTCTCTACCAGTGTCATCCCGCTGGACATAAAGGTAGTTGTACGCTTAGAACCCAGGGAAAAGGCATCACCCTCCCCGTCGATATCTTCAGGGAAGCGATCATAGTCAGTCAGAGCCACGCTTTTATAGTCTGACGACGACATGATATTGACTGAAGGCCAGCCGAGTTTGAGGTAGTTCCCGGCGCGAAACGTGCGGTCGTGGACATTGTTGTCATTACGGCGCGGGCTAAGCCGTGATTTTACTTCCGGGCTGCACCGGAAAGTGCGGTCGAGGCGCTTCTTCGAGTGCTCACGTGCTTTCTCTTCAGATACCTGAATAACCAGCATGTCAGCCGGATCACAAACGATGTTATAAACAATCCAGCCATCAATGAGGCCGATCGTTTTCCCGGTTCGGGCTGGTCCGACAAACACTACTGCATCGTATTCCCTGGATGCCAGGCAGTTCATCGGTTCGATAATGTAAGGGGCCAGATTTGGGTCCCAGGGAACTGAGTTACCCGCCCCCATCGGCACACGCATATATGCACTGACCGCATCGGCCACTTGTATACGACGCGGGGCACGTAAAATGCCGGAGACATCGCGGCGAAGCCCTCTGGCTGATGCCCGTTTTGCCATCAGTCCTCCTCTGGCTCATCCTCCTCTGGTTCGGCGTCCATTACTTTTTGTGCGACCTGATCGCGCAGGTCATCAATCACGCTTTGCACACGTGATACCGCAACCGGAGTAAGTGCGCAGTCGCGTTCAAGAATGTCCGGGAGTGTTTCAAGCACCATGACAACGGCTTTCGCCATCAGTGAAAATTCTCTGGCAACGTCTTCGGCAGGAATAAGTTGCTTTGTATCAACCTCAAATTTCAGCCGCTCATTCTCAGCCTTCCAGTGTGCGAGCCTGTCTGAGGGGTCCATCTCTTCAACTCTTGCCGTTGAGACCGTCGGGATCATCAGCTCACTCAAAATATCAGTAACGAGATATAGCTTGAGCTTGCTATTACTACCTGGTGCCGGAACAACGTTTTTCAGCCTGGCCGCGACCGTCTGGCGGTGTACGCCAGTGATACCAGCAAGCTGGTTGATATTGAGTTTTAATGAAGCGATTTCCTGGTCCATGATGATGAACACTTTTTAAACAATTCGACATCATTGAAAATCCGACTTTCGGAAAATCAATAACCTGCACACATGATGATGATGACTATGAAATTAGAAAACTAGCCGTTTTCCGCGAGTCCGCCGCCCCGTGGCAGGTCTTCCTACCGGGAGGACCCATAGATTGATAATATTTATCATTTGCATTTACTCAGCGAAAGACTATACAACTGGATGCTTAGACGTCCAAACATCCACTTTCACCATTCAAAGCAACAAACGCTATTCATTTGCATTATTAACACCTTTGATGGTTATTACCTCTTTTTACATATAAAAAAACCCCGCAGTAGCGAGGTTCTAAGCTGATTGGAAGCTCTATTTCTTGAGCGCCTCAGCATAAGCTTGAGCGCTCTTTTGTGATGACTCCATTATGTCATCAGTCATCGTTTGCTGGCCCCATTTGGTAACCTTATTATTAACGAACGTTATAACAAGTCGATCGTTAGCTAATTGTTCGTTATCAATGATTGTGTAGCCGTAGAGAGACTTATTCCAGTAAATCCAACGTTCACGCTCCTGGTTCACATCCGTCCTGCGTGGAGACCCCATAATTTGCATAACGTCGTTTTTGGTCATCCCGAGAGATAAAAGCATTGATCTCTGGTTATAATCTACTTTCTGGACTGTTGGCGCACATGCCGTAATCGTTAAAGCTGATACGCCAATTAATGCTGCAAAAAGTAACTTTTTCACGTCCCTATCCCCGTCGGTTTGTTTTCGACAGATTAACAGGTGATACAACAACACCGCAATTGAGCCCAGCGTTATCACAGGCACTCAGTGATGGTCTGCTGTAAGACCGTACTTATCTTGCCAGGAACTATCGCTTAATCTCAGCCAGTCTAGTCTTGCCATAGTGTTCTCTGGTGTTTATCCATTTGAAAGCTGATGTTATTGAGTCAAATTGATAGGATAATAGCGAATGAAGATCTCTCATTTATCGATGAGTATCATACTTACAACTTTTTTACTTAAGGAATTGAGTTAATGGCAATGCTATCTATCGACATAACCTGCCCACACTGCCTAAAAGACAATGCTGTTATGAAGTTTGTTCAGCAAACTCCACTGTCTGCAAGGTTCTTTTCTTTAGTTTTTCAATGCCAATCATGTTTTAAGTTGCTGGTTGCTGAAGTTGAAACCGATATTACTGGGGGGCCTGCTAACTTAGGGAAGGTGCGAATAAGCAGGTCATTTCTTCCCAAGCTGACTCGCTGATTAAAATTTCGCGGATCTGGGCCGATTTTTTTCCCGCAAACACATCGAATCAGCCTATTTAGGCTATTTTTTCCACCATTTCTGGCGTTATTTCCGGTTTTTACTGAGATCTCTCCCACTGACGTATCATTTGGTCCACCCGAAACAGGTTGGCCAGGGTGAATAACATCGCCAGTTGGTTATCGTTTTTCAGCAGCCCCTTGTATCTGGCTTTCACGAAGCCGAACTGCCGCTTGATGATGCGAAACGGGTGCTCCACCCTGGCACGGATGCTGGCTTTCATGTATTCGATGTTGATGGCCGTTTTGTTCTTGCGCGGATGCTGCTTCAAGGTTTTTACCCTGCCGGGACGCTCGGCGATCAGCCAGTCCACATCCACCTCGGCCAGCTCCTCGCGCTGTGGCGCTCCTTGGTAGCCGGCATCGGCTGAGACAAATTGCTCCTCTCCATGAAGCAGATTACCCAGCTGATTGAGGTCATGCTCGTTGGCCGCGGTGGTGACCAGGCTGTGGGTCAGGCCACTCTTGGCATCGACACCAATGTGGGCCTTCATGCCAAAGTGCCACTGATTGCCTTTCTTGGTCTGATGCATCTCCGGATCGCGTTGCTGCTCATTGTTCTTGGTAGAGCTGGGTGCCTCAATGATGGTGGCATCCACCAAAGTGCCTTGGGTCATCATGACGCCTGCTTCGGCCAGCCAGCGATTGATGGTCTTGAACAATTGACGGGCCAGTTGATGCTGCTCGAGCAGGTGGCGGAAATTCATGATGGTGGTGCGATCCGGCAGGGCGCTATCCAGGGATAATCGGGCAAACAGGCGCATGGAGGCGATTTCGTACAGGGCATCTTCCATGGCACCGTCGCTCAGGTTGTACCAATGCTGCATGCAGTGAATACGCAGCATGGTCTCCAGCGGATAGGGCCGTCGGCCATTGCCCGCCTTGGGATAAAACGGCTCGATGACAGCGGTCATATTCTGCCATGGCAGAATCTGCTCCATGCGGGAGAGGAAAATCTCTTTTCGGGTCTGACGGCGCTTAGTGCTGAATTCACTATCGGCGAAGGTGAGTTGATGGCTCATGATGTCCCTCTGGGATGCGCTCCGGATGAATATGATGATCTCATATCAGGAACTTGTTCGCACCTTCCCTAAGCGAAATTGAGGCTATTGAAGGAGGCTCTTATCCATTCAGGCTTATCAGCGATGCTGATTTCAACCAGTTGCTACCTTACGCCCCGAGGCGCAGGAAAAACGCTCTCCTTGATGCTTACACCAGTTATCTCGACGCTCATACGATGGCCACCACGAAGCACTGGCACGATGAACATCCATCCGATGGAATGCTATTTTTCCCGACGGGTTTCTCAGTCACTAATTCAGATGAGGTACTGAAGAAAATGCAACCTCTGAAAAAAGAACTCAGCAGATAGTCCTTTAGGATGGCCGCCAGATGGATTAACGACAAAGCACAGAGTGAATGATGCTCTGGTGGCACAAATAAAAAAAGCCACGCAAATGCATGGCCTTGTGATTCGAATCCGTTATTTACAAAATGTATTCGAGACAGTATCTTTCGACTTCCGGACAAAAAAACATATACCGGGACAAAATCTAAATGTAACTGCCTTGCCTGCATGAAACCATGCGGGCTTTTTTTTGCCCAAAGAAAAAGCCCACCGAAGTGGGCCTTACAGCTATCATCATTTTTTATTAGGTGTGGTGCCGGGTGCCTCCCGGTAAGTCGCCGCCAGTCCACAGACGACTCGCAATGCGCAAAAAAACATATCAGACTGGCAATGCCCCTCCGCATAGGGGGATTCACCACACCAAAAATTTAACATCTGATGAAACTCGTTTCAATGCTCTACGACGATGTGACAGGGGTACTGATGCAATGCATCTCGCGAATACCCCTGTCGTATCGCCGGAAAGCAAAAACCCCGCACTGCGGGGTTTTCGTTATATTCAAATTGTCGCTTTTTGTCGCTGCCGAGTGGCGCAGCTCTGCCAAGCATGAACGGATTATCTAATTTTTAGACCTGAAATCAACTACCAATAACAAAATAAGCACTAATTGCTAAAAACTTATTCAGATTCAGCTTTCAGGCTTTGCCTTGCAGACAGGAAAGTTTTCGCCTGAAATACCTGTAAGCACCAGTTAACGCGATCCTTTGCCATCTTGAACGTAAGCCATGGAGCTGCTCGTTCCAGCTCGCGGGCAATATCCGCGACTTTTTTTCGAGTCGTATAAAAGCTCACCCCTACGATATAAACCGGATCCGTTGTGTCGAATGCCTTCAACACACATTCCTCAACGAAATCCGCATCATCATCTCTTATAGCGGTATCTATTATGCTGGTAGTGGGTTTCGGCCATAAAATTGCGTGTGCTCTATTTAACGCATGCTGACCGCGATACCCTTCCTCCCTCGCCTGCTTAATTGCCGCAGTAAAGCGCTCAAGTGATTTATCAGACCAGCGTTCTCCTCTGATAACTCGCCAGCACTCATGGCTTCTTGGTAATCGGGGCGCAGCCTCACCGCGCATGGTATCACCCCATACGGTAAGCAATGATTTAATCCAGCCTGATTGTATGCCGGTCAAGAGTTTTGCCCGCCCCAGATAGCGCTTATGCGTAGCCAGGGCAACCTCATTAAGGGCCGTATTATGTCTACGGCGTTGCATTGGAGTCATGCTATCTCTCCCCGGATCTGGCAGGTGCGAATAAAGTTTTTCAGTATGCGGTAGTCAACTAAAACAGTGCCGCGATGACGGCAAAGGCGAAGCTTCATCCAGCGGTAGCGGATGTTCTCTATGGTGAGATGATTCATATCCCCTCCCTGGTGATAAATCTTCCCGAATGCATTTCAACAGAACTCTCGCACTGATTTCCCCAGCGGTCCCAGCCAGTCCATGATTCGCGCGCGAAAAGCTCCACCCGGCTGACATCGCCGTAAAGCAGTTCAAGCCGACGGCGAACCTCCCAAGGTTTCTCGCTGTGCTCACCCAGGCAGGAATAAACCACCTGCTTGATAGATGCGCTCGCTCTTTCCAACCCGGCGCCACAGGTGGCTATTAGCAGATCTTCAGTATTGGCCCGCGTGTGGTTGCCTCCATTCATGCGGGTTTCGCTATTCAACATCGACAGCAGATCATTGAAATCCACCAACTCACCTTCAGTTAGCGCCTTATTGAATCGCCGTTCGGCGTGCTGGTTAAGCTTTACCCATGTAAAACCCTTCATGGTGCGAATTCGAAAACCCCAGGCCTCTGCCAGCTCGATCGCTTCTTCGGTATGCGTCCAGGTGTACCACATCGCCAGAACGGCATTTTCTGCAGCCAAGCTCCATACAGGGGTACGCTTAAGCTCAGCAAGGCTCATCGTGTCATAGTGGTTAACGGCTGCGCCGTTACTGATTTTGTTGCCATATTGCCAGGGCGGATCGACATATATAAGTTGGTATGTCATGCGACCTCCATAAAAACGCGTATAAAAGCCGCTGCTGCCTGGGCGTTTATGGCGTTGCCGTACCCTTTCAGGCGTCCGACGCGGCGGAGGGAATGGGACCAGACGCCGATCCCGGCGAAAAAGTGGCACTGGGTAAATCCTCTGAGGTCGTCAGGTGTGACATCTTCAATACTCCGTTCGTCAACTTCGCCCGGGGCTATATGCCCGGCGGCTATGAGGTTACGCAGCCACTGTGCTGCAAATGGGTCGATTTCGTTGTAGTAGGCCACCGGCGTCATACAGTGACCTCCCCTAATTCCTGAAGAACCTGCGCCAGCAACTCGCTTTCAGTACCGAATTTCTCTTCCCATGATTTACGGCCGGCATGAATAGCAACGCCGTAACCACCAGTGCGATGATGGGCGTGGCAAAGAGGAATGACATGGAAGTTATCAGCGCGGACAGACAAGCCAGTGCCAGAACTGCAGTGATGTATTTCAGCGGGTGATTCACCGTAATCAAGGTTGCGGCAAACTATGCAGCCAAGAGCGGCTACGCGGCTAAGATGAAGCTTTTCAGCTTTGGTTTTTGATTTGCTCATATCGCACCGCCTGGATGCGACGGACGAGCGAAAACACCAGCTATAGCCGGTGCCATGGGGTGGAGCTTTTGAGGGTGTTTCTTCTGTGCCATCGGTTTATTCTCCGTGGCACAGCGGTTGGTCGGTTCGGTGTTCAGCCGATGTGATTATTATAAATCAGCTTGCTGCATGTGAGCTATCATTTTGGTGAATTTTGTTCGACCTTGCTATGTACCTCCCAGCGACTGATCCCGCAGCTGCCGCAGAAGTTGGCCAGGTAATCCAACCCGGACCATTCCCGGACACCTCCGCGAGCGGCCTCTACGTATACCCCGATTTGCTTATCTCTCCACAGACCAAACAGTCGCCAGCCTCCAGTATCTGCGTTTCTGACTGCAACAATGCGGGTCAGAACTCCGGTCTGATACAACTCGGTAAAGGCTGGCTTTTTTCTGGTTATCATTTGCATAAATAACAAACCTTAGATTTGTTGATAACAAATATGATGTTTGCGTTTTATGGCTTTGCGTTCTGCGGGGGATTTAGGCATGTTCCCGTTCCTTCTGGTGCTCGCCTTCATTGCTGAAGTCGTCGCCGTCGATGGGCATCAGGTACTGCGGCGGATAAAGCGCCCAGCCCTTTCCAGCCCATATGGGTGAATCATCCCCCAGCTTCGCCTTTACATCGCCAGTGACAAACCAGGCTGGAATTTCTCCGGCGTTATTAGAGGGGCGCCCCTGTGGCGAGGTGAATGACCCACGCACGGGAATTAGTTCGATCAGGCTGACACACCGGCCAATCTCTTCTGGGCTGGCGCTATCAACGATTAACGCCATACCTCCTGCGCGTAACTCAGCCATGTTTCACCTCCACGCACTGAATATTGTCTACGTGTGGCGAAACATCGCTCCACGACCGTCTATCATCTGCAACTTTCATCGCCCGAATAGCTGCCTTGCACTGCTCCATGCTCTGCATGGGGACCACCTGCATATTCGATGACTGGCTGCTGATGACGAAAATCAGGAAGAAGTACGGCATCACCTTGCCTCCCGCTCAACGTCAGGAAGCACTGCTTTAACGGCTTCGCGGACCTCTTTCATTGAACGATCAAACCAGTTTACCGGGTTTACATAACCATCGAACTTTGCGCCTTTGGCATTAATTTTTGCCACGGTGATATCTCTGGCCGCATTAATCATCGCTACGGCTACAGCTTCAGGGATCTGGTTACTCACCTTTCACCTCCTGCGGGGCGGCTGCAAGCATATGTGACCAAATTAACCTGCGCGTCTGGCGCATTGCACAATCAGGATCATCCCAAGCGTGGTGCTGGCATCTAGAGTTATGCAGCATCATTGCTTCTGTCGGCTCCTTCGGCACCATCACGTAACCGGGAGGAGCAACGTAGTGAACCTCGACGGAACAGTCAGGACCGGATGCCGGGTCAATGCCGATAACCGGAGAATTTCCAGCCTGACCACACGCGCAGCGCGTAATACCCATTTCACCGACAACCCAACCTTCATCGCCGCACCGTTCGCAGTTGTGAATGCCCTCGATAGCCATAATGCGCTCATCGTCGGTTGGCCCTTCCTGCCGCCATACTTTACGCTCAGCCTTTAGGGACAGAGCAAGGTGCTGCTCCATCGATGTTTTGGCGCCGGCGATGATTTCATCCAGCACATCGTCGGTAAGGTCTTTATCTGGAATCATCTCAATGCGTCCCCCACACTAATAAGACCCTTAGTGGTCAAGTAGTCCATTGCTTCACTGTGCAACTTACTGTCTGGGCTTGCCTTTTTCAGTGAGCGGACTAATCGCTTAACCCACATCGTTAATTCGTCCACTTGCCTGGTGTCCTCATTGGTGAGGGTACCAGTCTGGAGCATGGCGGCGCGGCAGGCATTCCAGGAATCAGCGGCTGCATTTCGTTGGTCTTCATCCCACTGGAATACAGCGTGGTCACGACGCCTGGCACTGGCAAGAATCTCGATACTGTCCGGGGTGGCTTCTTCCGGCACTACCGGCGCTGGCTGCGCAGCGTAGAGCTGGTAATTACCCTCTTCCAACTTACGTGCCGCATCAAGAGTGATAAACCCAAATTGATTTCCCAGTTTCTGCCCTTTGTATTCTCCCTGCCCAACCTCAAGTGTGAACACCGGATCGCTGTCCATTGCGGCCAGCGCCAGTTCAGCAAGCTGCAGGTCAGCCAATATTTCTTCGCGTGCGCTTTCGAATGCTGTCTGTCGTGATGCCATTTTCAGAGCTTTGACGTTTTCACGAGCGCGTTCGTGAAGCTGCTCTCTGGTTAATTTGCTGGTCATTGGTTGGCTCCTTCTTCCTGATATTTTTCGAACCAGAAAATCACAGGCGCATTAGTCGGCTGGACTAGTCCGAACGATTCCGCAGTGCGGTAACTTCTCGACGCCCGGCGCGTCACATCAACCTGAGTCGCGATGCGGCTGCGAAAGTCTTCAACGGTGCTGCACATTTTGAACAGATTGCATGGGATGCAGGCTGGCACCATATTGTCGATGGTGTCGTTTTCAGGCTTGTCCATTGCGTAGCCGTTACTGATATTCCTGCGTACAGCTTCAACGTGATCGGCATGGAATTTATCGCGCAGCTCGCACCCGCAGTAAGCGCAGCGGCCGCCAAACTTCATGCGCAGCTCTGCGCGCTGTTTTTTTGTCAGTGCCATCTACTCAGCCTCCACCTTGATGCCAGCGGCGGCGAGGCGTTTCTCAACCTCATCCAGGCAGCAATTCCAGGTATGCCCTGCAAACGGAATGTTTGAACTATCCACCTTTGGCGGTAGCTTCACGGTGCGGGACTCCAGCTCGGCGATGCGAGCCTTAAGCCCGTAAATCTCATCTTGCAGTTCAACGCTTTTAACGGCTACCGCCCGCTCACTCGATGCATATTCGTTGCAATCGGTCTGCGCCTGCTCCAGCGCCTCTACCAGCGCGAGGATGTTTACCGGGTTGGCTTCTTTGTTGAATTCATTCAGATCAGTGATATCGATATCAATCTGTTCACCTTCATGCTGAGAGATATCGATAATCTCACCATATGGGTATGCTGCGAGCCGTTCATGCGCCCCAATAGCATTCTCTGCTGCCGCTTTCAGGCTCTGCACCAGTTCGGTGATATCAGTTGTCATGCTGCACCCCAGCAAATTTGAGTTTTGTACGAGCTTTCCATGCGCTTCACCGCGCCGATGGCTTCGAGCTTCTTCAGGCGGCGCAGCGTATAGGCCGCATTGATGTTTTTGTGCTTCCTGCGTAGCCAGTAGGTCACGACGTAAGTCATGCACTTACCGTGCTCAGAAAGCACCTGGATGATTTCTTCGTCGGTAGGTTTGCTCATTTGGCCACCTCTGTGTTCGCATGCTCTCGAATTTGCTCGATAAGCTCGCTGGCGTCGACCTCAAAGCACTCCAGGGTTTCGCATCCGCCAACCTTAGAGCCTGATATGCGGTAGCCGCCGCTGTCATTGCTGACGCATAGAGAAAGTCCGCCGCTCTGGTTATGACAGACCTCGATATAAACGTGATTTGGCTTTAGCATTTGTCGGCCCCCTCGCGCAGCTGCTTGGCGAACTTAAGCGCCTCTTCGGTCGTGCCATTCCAGCGCCCGCCTCTACTGGAAACCCATTCCTCCACCCCATCAGCCTTAATCCCGGCCAGATAGGCAGAAGTGGCGGGTGCGCTTTTCATCACGTACACGCTATCTTCGCCAGCCTCATGACCACAGATATACCCATGAAGCATAGGCTGGTAGGTTTCGCGACCAAACAGCCCGAGGCGCTCACCTATCTCCTGAATATCTGCGCCATCCAACGACGCGCCGTCTGCTGCTGCGCGGAAACAGATTTTGACGAATTCCTGCCTGACTACATTCTCCGCAGCCAGCTGCTGGTAAGCTTTCGCCAGCGCCATAACCTTTGTCTCTTTGATCGACAGCTCGCCCGCACTCTCCAGCGACTGAATGAGCTCGTTTACTGCCTGTAGTGTGATAGTCATACAGCCTCCCCGAGCACCCAGCGCAGAGCATCAGCGTATTCACCGCTGGCACCTTCAAGGGCTTTTGTGATTTCTTTGCGTGATTTGAGACGTGGCTTAGTTTCGCCAAGCACAGCGCGCTGGCGCCTGGCTTTTTCATGGCCGGAAGTCCCAGCGGTTGCAGATTCAATCTCTTTTACTTTTTCCCGCTGCTCTTCGGGTTTAAGAGATGCCAACTGACGCGCCTGGGTAACGGTCACTGTGCCAGCCTCCACAGCTTCCCTGACGGCCTGGGTGGCATCGAGGAGGGAGAGCGTTGCACGAACGGTCTGAACGCTGCAGCCAAACAACACCGCAATGTCGTCCTCATCGAGTCCGCGGTCGAGCGCGTCTGACATTTTTTTAGCCCGGCCAAGCGGTGTATCAGGTCGGCGAATTTCGTTTTCGCTGACCATGTATTTAGCCATCTGATTTGCTGATCCGCGCTTAACAACTCCAGGAACAAGCAGTGGCTCTTTGCCTTCTTTCAGACGGAGTTTATTTGCCTCAAGGGTGTGTTTTACGCGCTGACGGCCTACAACTACGCAGGTAAGCCCTGTTTCAGGGTCTTTCCAGACGATAATCGGCTCCAGTACACCCAGCTCCGCAATGTTAAGTACCATCCCTTCGTCGATCGGCAGGTGGACACGCTCATCGTAGAGCGGGTGAGTTTTGTCGGTAACCAGATGCAGGTTTTCAGGCTCGAACGTTAAAACGTTTGTCTTGCCACTGGCGCCGTATACCACTTTCGAATCTTTAGCCATTTTTAACCTCGTTTTTATTCACCGCTTCCACCCATTTTTGTTCCAGAGCATGCCTGGCTTTGTTCTTTCCACCAGCCCAGTAACTGTGCTGGACCCGGTAATGGTCATTCGGGCATTTCAGGGCGCCAGAGCAAGAGCCAAACGTGTAATCTTTCCAGTGAAACTCAGGTACAGCGCCGCAATCAGGGCATTTTTGTAATTTCATTGGGCGACTCCGCGACACTCCCTCAGGAGGTTTTCAAACATCATGCGGATACGGTTCGCGCAGCCAAACGGCATGTCGTTATAGCGCCACAAGGCTGCGCCGTTGCGTAGGCCGCTCTGGACAATCTGCCCTGCTCCATGAAGCTGGCGAAGCTGGCCATTCACTGACGACATACCGCGCCCCAGCGCAGTGGCGATTTCACGCGTAGTCAGATCAGAATTAGCTTTGAGAAATTCGATCATCGTGATTTCACCGCTGTATTGTGTTTTCTTGGATTTGGTTGTTTTCATTGAAAAAACTCCTTAGCCCCTGAAACCCTTAGGAATATCTGCCTGAACCTTGCCGCTAAAACCGAGGTTGCTGCCGGTTGCGAGATTTACCGGGCACAGCTTCAGCGCCAGCTCAGGCCATTTGTTGCGTAATGTCTTCATGGTTTGAACTTTTGGGCACCAGAACTGATCGCGCTGAATGCGCTCAATCATGGTGCGAATTTGGTCGTGGCTACATCCGTGCTCCTGGCGAAGCAGGCGAACCTCGTTAGCCCAGGCGACAAAGTTCGGTTCTCTCGGTTTTGCCAGAGAGCCGTCAAATTCGGCGGCGCGTTCGTACATTTCGATGATGGTCGACCAGAACCACATCGCGAGATCGAAGTCATCATCGGTAGCCAGGTTACTGTCTTCGGTAGCATCAGGAATGTTTGCTTCCGGCGTGACTGTTTTCTGAGTCGATTCAGAAAAGTTATCCACAGGAGAAATCTCTCCCGCGTGGTTTTTATGATCTGTATGTAGTGATCTGTTTTTAAGATCTGTATAGAGATAGGATTCGGCTTGAGAGCCGTTTCCAGGATTCGGCTCTTGGGCCGTTTCCATTCGGCTCTTGGGACGAATGCATTCGGCTTGAGAGCCGTTTCCATTACTTTCAATCACTTGTTTCGATTCGGCTCTTGAGCCGTTTCCATTCGGCTCTTTAGCCGAATCCATATCTTTCAATGGCTTATTTGAATTTCCCCCTTGCGGGAATATTTTGGCGATTAACGCTTCCTGATCGACACGGTAATGCTTCTTCGGCGTGCCGCTTACCTGCCGCAATTCTTCCTCAATAACCCCCGCCAGGTACTGCTCTGTAATCTTGAACATTGCCTTTCTGACCACATCGCCGTCTTTAGCGCGGATCTCTTTCGCAAGCGCTGCGTGCTCTTTGTAAAACCAGCCATTTTCCAGACTTGACTTGCCAGACCAGAACACCAGCTGATTGAGAATGGCCGCCAGCAAATGCTGCTGCCTGTCTCCTGCAAAGAAATCCAGATACGGTCCGGGGATCGTTATGCAGTTCCCCTGTCCCGACATGGCCTGAACAATTTCAAAAACCTGATTGTTCATTCCGAAACCTCATTGTGTAGCCGTAAAAACTCTCTCAATCCCACCCAACCAACAGACCCGCAGGCTTTGCGGTAGGAAACATCTTTCTCTGTCGCTGTGAGTACCGTCACCATGTGGCCTTTGTGTCTGTGCTGGAAGCGAGAACCGGCCTTAGGGATGCCAGTGCCTGCACAATCTCCTTCAGACGGCTCATACGCCGGATAAGCCCGTTTCAGGCGAGCAATCAATTCAGCAGCAGACTGGGTACACATAGTCACCTCCAGAATCAGTGGTATTTCGTTACTTCAACAGCGGCAGGCTGATACGCCTTGCTGTATATGGCTTCAATAGCGTCGTCGTGCGCATCAATAGCCGTTCCGATGGCATGCTGGGCCGCCAGCAATGCCCGACGCTCGATCGTGTCGTAGATGCTCAGACGATGACGGATTTCACGCGGCAGAACGCGCAGGATTGACGGGAGCAGAAGACGGATTTTCTCGCGCTGCAGTTCGGTTTCACCCTTTATCCAGCGATGAAAAATGTTCTGCTGGTTAGCCCAGGTCTTACCCGGAACCAGCCGCAGCTGGTCACCTCCGATTCGCGCATACTCTTCAGCAATTGAATTGGCTGCATTCGCCTGGCCAACTTCAGCAGCCCAAGCGAGCAACGCCATTTCGATGTGTTCATGCCTGATTTTCATAATTCAGACTCCTGCAGGCGTGTTGTTGTAATTTTCATTTTTGATACTTCCCCTGGTGTTAACGATGAGAAATGGAGTTAAGGATCTCGGCGGCGCTAACCTTTCCGTCAGTCGCCACAACAATGGATTTGATAAAACGGGAGCCAATTTCCGCACCGTTAAGCCATTTGCTGACAGTTGATTGGTTTACGCCTGTTTTTCTGGCTAGTTCAGCTTGAGACCCTGCAATGCTGATAGCGCGCTTAATAGCGTCGTTTGTTGTGTCGCCCATGAAAATTCCCCTTTGCATAATTCAAGAGTGATTATGCGTTAGGGAATTTAAATGATCAAGTCTTTTGAGACTTTGACATAAAATTCGTTAGGGAATATTTTTCGTGTTATGAAAACACTCAAAGAAAGATTGGCTTACGCCATGAGTTCGACTGGTAAAACCAACCAGACCGAACTAGGAAAGCAGGCTGGGGTGCCGCAATCCTCAATATCAAAAATTCTTAGGGGCGACAGTGAAACATCTCGTCACTCAGGAAAGATTGCAGCTGCTCTCGGCGTTAGTGCTGACTGGCTTATAAATGGCACTGGCTCAATTTACGGGAAAGCTGATCAACCAATACAGGCTATTGACGTTTCAAAAAACGTAAAAGTGTTTGATTACAATGGATTTACTGGCGAATATATGTCTTGGTTTAATGAACTCCCTGAGCACTATCGAGCATATATAATCAAGGGCAGAACAGGGATAGCTCAAGCGCCAGCAGGTGCAATTGTGATAGTAGATCCCGATTCACCAGCCTCTGCTGACGACTTAGTTTTAGTCAAAATCAACGAAACTATTTCTGTGTTCAAGTTTCACATTGGTGGAGATGGAAGTGGGTACTTATCAGTCGACGACACTCGCGTTCCACTGGCTCCGGTATCCGGGTCTTCTTCTGTTGTTGGACCTATTGTCCAAGTGTTTATTCCAGAATTAAAAAGGTAAACCACCAGCCGATCTGATGCCTGGGTACTGACATAGTTCCCGGGCCCCATTCTCACGTACAAAACCCCCATAAACAGACCTCCACACATCATCATCAAAATTGACTAGCACTGTATATTCAAACAGTATACATCCTGAAACATACTATTCCAGAAAAAATAATTCCCTTGCGAATCCCACAAACAAGACTCCTGAGAATATTTTTATCAAATCCCTATTGACTGGAATTATTCTCTATCGCATAGTTACCCCATCCAAACACCACTATCAATGCACGGTGGTTGGTCGATGAAACGTTCCGCTACCCGGCGATAAGGGCCAACTAGATGAGGTGAAGCATGGAATTCAAAGATCTCCCCCTGAAGGTGCAGGAAATCGCAGCGCAGTGCCTGGCAGATAAAATCAGTTACGTGTCAGGTTTCGCGGAAGGAGCAGTGAAAAACGAGCCTGCGAAAGACCAGGCCCGTCAGGTAAAAGAAGCTTTCGTTGAGCTTAATTGCGAAGAACATCGAGAAGAGGAAGAGGCTAAACAAGCCAAACCCTATGCCCTCTTCCCACATATACGCAAAGTTATGGATGAACTGGAACGCTCACCGAAAACTAAAGATACAAATGATCGCTTTCTTGCTGAATTAAAGTTTGTCGAGACCCAGCTGAAATAGGTCTTGTATCTCAATTACAACAACTTTTGGGTTTGCTCTTACTTGTTCTGCAGTTGACCTGGCGAGAAAACCTATAGAGATAGCGTTTTCCAGACCTTCAGAGCTATAGAAATGATATTCGGCATCAGGAAGGCGCAGGAAGCTGTCGTTGCCGGGGAATTTGGCAAACTTATAGAAATGTTTCTCAGCCATTTTTGTATGCAGTTCTTCGTAATCTGCTGGCTTTGAATCTCTGAGTTCGATGCGAACCATAAATCTTGCCATTTTGGTTTTCCTTGCTGGTTGTGTGAGAACTCCAGCATACCACCGAGCCTGAAGTGGTGAAAAGATAGGCAAATCAACAGACCTTGCAATGCAGTGCCGGGTGCCTCCCGGTGATACCAGCCAGTTAACAACTGGTACCGACAGCTTCTTTTCCACCCCACTCTTTTTAGAAACGAGTGTTACCGCTTAACTGTGCCGCGTGCGCATAGCCGCATTCACTGCATTGCAAGGTCTGTTAGGTACTCAATACGCATGAGGGAAAGGAGATGATTCGAGACGAAGACAAGCCAGCATGGCGCCGGTTCTGGTTGAAGGTTGTTCCGTTTTTGGTTGCGGTCGCATCGGTAAGCGTTCAGTGCTGGGGTGGAGTATGAGCAGAAATGGCATTCGTTCACTGCTTATTGTTCTGGCCATCTGCTTTGTTGCCTGGTCTGCGACCATTATAAAAATTCTGCATGTTACGGGAGTATTTAATGGCTAATTTTCTGCAAAGTAACCCGATGGTTAAAGCAGCTCAAACCAAACTCGCTATTGCGCAGTTCATTGGTAACAGTGGCATGTGGTCTGATGCCATGACGTCAATAAAAGATATTCATGAAGCAGCAAAGCACGAAGAAGACCATATGTTTTGTGGTCGCACGGATTCACTTTCCGGACTTCAATTTCGGGACGTAGTTTTAAATTACGACCTGTACGGGGATTTAATTTCCGTCGATGCTGACTTGCTTACAGGGCAATATAAAGTAAATACCGAAGTTTCATTTTAATTATCGAAAAAATGAATTAATGCCTTAAATGGCAGGTATCCACACACCTTAATACAGGAATAAATATGGAAACCGAAACACTCCACTGCTACAGCTGCGGCGGCTCCTTTGCACGCGAAGAGTTGCAGTATCGCCCCATCGGAAAGGGTGCATACCGTAAGCAAGCCTATTACTGCCCTGTATGCAATGAGAAGCAAAAGAAAAAAGAAACGCTCACAGCTGCAAAGTCATCATTCCGAAACTCATTACCAGCCAGACCAGCAACAGCCCAATTACGGCCTTCGTTCTGGAATAAATAAAATCAGTTTCAGTTAGCAATCCTGCAAAAGGAAATAACAAATATGAAAATAGAATTTATTGATAAAGGTGTAATAGCAACCGCGATTGTCACAAGTACGGTATTCGAATTCCGGCTACACAATCGCGCCGTTGATACTGCTTTATTCCTGGCTCCTTCCGTTCGTTCAAAGCGTAGCGGATTCTTTATTTTAAAAACGGTTATTTCCGGGAAAACAACCCATGTATTGCGTGCATACAAGGCTCTTCAGTCGGAGGCTTCACGATGATCGAGCGTGGAATGATTTTTAATGGAGAAATGGTGCGTGCCATCCTCGACGGCCGGAAGACGCAGACGCGGCGCCCAGTGAAATTCCCTGTACATGATAAAAACCTTGGGTGCGAGCTGGCTGGCAATGAACTGGCCGGGGAACTGTCGGCAGGCAACTATCTGAACAGCGCATTTGGCAAGCCAGACGATCGAATTTGGGTGCGCGAGACGTGGGGAGTCGTCAGCCACGAACTGGATGAGGATGGTCGAATCCAACCATGGACGCCAGACCGACCGGCTACAGCCATTCACGAAATGCCGTTTGGCAATGGCTATTACTCTGGCCACGCCATTTATGCAGCTGATGGTGATTTTACCTGGGGTGATGACGATGGTTATGAAGATGGTCGTTCGTGCTGGAAGCCATCCATTCATATGCCGAAAGCAGCAAGCCGCATTCTGCTGGAAATCACCGACGTGCGTATGGAGCGATTAAACGCTATCAGCGAGCGCGATGCTCAGGCCGAAGGAGTAGCGAAACTACGAGGGGGATTCTGGCAGCACTATCAGCCAGGTTGGACGCAGCATCAATTGAGCGCCCGCGGCTCATTCGTAACCCTCTGGAAATCAATCTACGGCAAAGAATCATGGAATTCCAACCCGTGGGTTTGGGTTATCGAGTTCAAACGCGTTGAAGGCGGTGCGGCATGAGTTTCTTCGAAATTGACTCACGATTTTTAATCGATACAGCATTTCACCGCCTGGAAATCATCCGTGACGATGGACTGTATCGCCACTTGCGCATGCAGCAGCCGGAAAATTCTTGCTACTACTACGATGTTATCACCTGGCCTGGTTACTTGACCGTAACCGGCGACATGGGAACCTGGACATTCAGTCGCATCGCGGACATGTTCGACTTTTTTGGCGCCTGGGAAGGTGGAATCAATACCCATTATTGGGCTGAAAAGCTAGAGGCTGGCGCTGGATGTTCGGCACGTGAAATGCTGGCAAAAGAGTATGACCACGATGCGTTCTGCAAAAGCCTGAAAGAGTCTCTAAGTGATTACCTGGAGGACGACGAAAGCACGGAGCATGAAGATGATGACGACTGGGACGACGATGACGATACACCGGATAGCGACAAAGCAGTGGTACGCGAAATCGTCCGCAACTTGTGCCGGACTGGGTTCAACAATGAATGGGAGGCTTATCAGGCTGTTTATGATGCTGATTGGCCAGAGGGCTGGAGTGCATGGGATGTTTGCGATGGACTGACATTTAAAACGTATACCAGCCACTTCCGGTGGATTCTCTTCGCTATCACCTGGGCAATCAGCAAATACCACAACACAAAGATTGTTGATAAAGCGATGGGTACGTTTCTGGCTGTGAAAGGCGCTATCACATAAATTGCATGATACGACTGTAGAAATTTAATGATTTCCAATAATCAACATTAAACCGGGGAACTGATTATAGTTTCCCGGCCATGAGGTTATTTATGGCCGATATTACTCAAGAAGATGAATGGGTGATGGAAAAGGGAATTGTAGCGAAGATGTATATGACTCCCCGGCAAATTAAATCTTACCGGGAGGGGAGATGGATCGAGGGCATTCATTATAAGAAGCACCCACCAGATCCAAAAGCTTCAGAAGGAAGGGTAACGCTTCTCTACAACTACACCAGGATTAATAGGCTTGTCGGGGAAACATAATGAATATGCCTGCTGGCGTAGAGCTGCATGGGAAAGGAATAAGAATTAGCTTTCTATATCGCGGCATACGTTGCCGCGAAGTTTTGCGGGGCTGGACTGTATCAAATAGCAATATAAAAAAAGCGGGCAATCTCCGTGCTTTAATCATGAGTGAGATTCAGCAAGGTAAATTTGACTATGCAAAGCACTTTCCTGAATCAAAGGCGCTTAAAAAATTCACCACAACACAAAAAATTAAAACCTTCGGTGAATTGTGCAAAGTTTATCTTAATGCCAAAAAGCTTGAGGTCTCAGCTGCGTCATACAGAGGCGCAGAATCACGTATAGCAACGCTTTGCGCTATTGTTGGAAGTAATACGCATATTGCGGATATTCAGCATACCGACCTGTTGAATTACAGGAACGCGCTATTAACTGGTAACACCTTTAGCGATCACGCGCCCTGGCTTAAAAGAAAAGGTCGCGCTGTATCCACGGTCAACGGCCTGATGAACAACCTGACTGCGTTGCTCAAGCTGGCGAACCTGAGCGGCTTTATCGAGCATACCCCTCACGAAGGTATAAAGATGCTTAAGCGCTCCAGGAGAGACCCGGATCCGCTTCTACAGAGTGAGTACGAAGGTTTCATCAAAACGTTATCTCCTCGGTATGTTTTGCTCTGGACTACAGCTATCTTTACTGGTCTTCGGCATGGAGAGCTTACAGCTTTAGCCTGGGAGGATGTGGACCTTGATAAGGGTGAGCTTCACGTCAGGCGTAACCAGACGAATGAGGGCCTGTTTGTGCCACCCAAAACCGAAGCGGGGATCAGAACTGTAACCCTACTTGAACCTGCGCTGAATGCTCTACGCGAACAATTCAAGCTAACTGGCGCATTAAGCAAAACCGAAATCACTTTTCATCATCGTGAGCATGGGTTAACTGAACAACAAAAATTGCGGTTCGTATTTATCCCCCCCAAAAACTGGCGCGGGGAAACGAAGTATTATGGCTCTCAGTCTCTGGGGTATAGTTGGGAGGCTGGATTAAAGAAGGCGGGAATCAGGAGCAGACGTCCTTACCAGTCGCGCCACACTTTCGCATGCTGGCTTTTAACTGCCGGAGCTAATCCGTCTTTCATCGCCGGACAGATGGGCCACGAGAATGCAAAGATGGTTTACGAGATTTACTCGAAGTGGATCGGAGAGATGGACCGCAACCAGGTAGAAATGCTGAATAACAGTTTTTCTGACGTTGTGTCCCAAGGGTGCCCCAAACGTAAGGTAGTAGGTATAAAAAACGTTTAG